TACCGATACAACTACACCTGTTTCTACACAGGCGAGCTTACGATTCTTAGCGTTAATGACGTCACAAATGACGAGTGGAGTTTCGGCGGTCGCGACCGCAACGGCAGCGGGCTAAAGGAGGGTCCAATTAACAAAATCGACCCTACAACAAACGGCGTCGAGATCCCCGTAGAAATAGGCAAGGTACTTTTAAAAAGCGGGTATAACACCGACCCCAACCGCACGATGGCGGTGCAGAACTCTGAGAACACCGACCAATGGAAGTTCTACTGGGACGGCAGACAGTACCCAGAAGACGGCGGATGGACTTTAAACGCGCAGTACAACACAACTATTAACGGCAAGGAGATCCAATTCAAACCGTTCCCCAGCGAAAAGGATGAGGACGCTCGGATTCCCACCGAAGTCGCAGGCTGGAGCTATTCAGACAACAAATACGAATACGAGGGTTTTAAATACGTCGTCGTCAAAATCGGCAGCGAATACATCTACTACTGGAACGGAAACGAAAAGCATCGCACCACGTTGGATACCGCCGGGGAGATCATCATGGCGGGCGGCAAGAAGAGCTACGAGCGTGTCGGCGGCATTACTCCAGGGGGGACTAACTGGGTTGACATTGAGAACAAACAGGGGCTGTTCGATCCAGACCCCCCAGGCGACATCGCCAACCCTACGACTGGAGCGCGACTAGACAGCAACGGTATTTTCTACTTTTATGTAGACGGAACTTACCTCGGGCCATCTACAACAAAAGAGCTGCTGATCAAGGACGGCGCTCAACGCTGGGTCGCCCGTACCAATCAAGAGAAAAGACCCGCCGTAGCCGCAGGACTAGAGCTAATCCGCAGCGAACGGGAGGTCAACTGTGGATCTATCCCCTGCTGGAACGGCACGATAACCAAGACGATGAAGTACGGTGCAGTCTTGGTGCCAGCGTCTGAGGTCGGGAAACCTGACAACGAATGGTGGTGGTACTGGAACGGGGAGCGGCTTGCTAAAACCTCAGACAGCGGCCCCTTCGACGACCGCTACACACTTGTTGTCACTGGAAAGCAATCACTAAACGGCACTTACAAAATTGACCTCAACAGTGGGTCATTAAAAATGTTGGACGATCCTAAGGCTGGAAGCTACAACGTCTGGATTCTTGATAAGTATCGGGAAACAGAAGGTCAAGATGCGCTGTACGCAATCGATAAGCAAAACAAAAACGTAACTTATGACTCTTGGGGCATCCGGGAAGGTACTTCAAGCGATGGTGTTAACGGTAAGTGGGAAATCGGTAAGTACGAGCGCGGGGTAGAAACAACTGTCGAGCCTGAAGTCACAATAGAAAACTTTGTTGTTGACGGTAACAACAGCGCCAAGATAGAAGTTAGTAAATACGCCGCAAGTGGCAAGCCGACAGCTTACCGATGGAAGATTGATGACGGCGGCGACGGCTATAAGGTCGGACAAGTAGGAACCGTCAGAGGCACTGGAGGTTTAACAGCAACCGTCATTTCTGTTGGTGCGTTGGGTGGCGAGGATACACCGCAGGGCATCAAGGACTTCCGCGAGCAGGGACGCAATTACAGCAGTCTTAACGCCATCTCCGACTACTTCATCAACAACACCGACAGCAGCAGCCACGAAAACGGACCAGAACACAACGTCATCTTTTGCAATGAAATCGTGCGGGAATCAGATGAAAAAGGTCCTAAGTACGACAACCTAGCCATCGCAGGTATCAAGTTACTAAATTCACGGGACTGGTCCAATTTCAGCAGTCTCTCTGCCTACATCAAACACGGTCATATCGTCGAGCGCTTATTCGTTACCGGTCGTAATTCTCCCGCCCTGGAGCGAGAAGGCGCCACGAACCTATTCCCAGAGATCGCCTATCACCTTCTTACCGATTCAAAATATGGCGCGGGCGAACTGATTGGCGCTGCATCGGTCGACCGCGAATCGATGGAGATCGCAGCACGGTTCTGCCACGCCAACGGTTTCCACTGGGACGGTGTCATCGCCGAGAACCAGAACCTACGTGCGTTTATTTTCGAGAACGCAGGGTACATGCTGCTGGACTTCACGATTAAAGGCGGCAAGTTTGGGTTGTTTCCGACTGTCCCTTACACAAATGACTATCGAATCGACCGCGACAAACCCGTTGAAATCAAAGCCCTCTTCACCGACGGCAATCTCCGGAACATGGAGGTGTCATTTTTGACGCCTGAAGAACGTCAACCGTTTGTCGGCGTTGCGCTGTACCGCAAGGAAACTGAAAACGGATTCCCTGAGACGCGGTCACTGCGGGTTCGCCTAAGCGATAAAGCAGGCGGCAACGACGCAAACCCCGTTGAAGAATTTGATATGACCGGCTTCTGTACCCGCGAAGATCATGCCCGTCAGTTCCTTCGCATGGCATTGAAGCTCCGCAAGGTAATCGACCACGGCATCAAGTTTGAGACAACGCCCCAGTCAGCCATGAGCCTGGAACCCGGAGATTACTTCCGTGTCGCAAGCCAAAGCACCCACGTGGAACGTTTCCGCAGTGGCATCGTCGATTTCGCAGGTAACATCCAATCCGCCGAACCGTTTAGCGGCGGCGTTACGTACCGGATTGTGTACTGGCGTCCCGAGGGTCCCCTCGACCCCGCGCAAAACGTCCGAGAAGGTCAGATGTACGTCAATGAAGACGGCAAAGTAGTCGACGGTTTGTATCACGGCATGGTGTTCAGCGAGATCAGCACCGAAGAAACCACCCGCGTCTACAAATGCGAATCCATCTCCTACGCCGAGGACGGTCTCGTCGCAGTCGCTGGATCGGTCGCTCCAGTTACATCGGTCGGGGGTAAGCCTGTACTCGAACTTTTACAATGGGGTGACGATGACTTTGTCGAGGAGTCTTTCTAACCATGGCAGGCTCCAGATACGGCAACCCCCTCGATTTCCCAGACGGAATCTGCCCAACCACATTCCGCTATACCCCTGGAACGTTACCTGAAACCGTCTTCGAGGCTCAAAACGGCGCCGTCTCGTTTGTGCAGTACGGGCGGACGTTCGTCAATGCAAAGCTAGAAATGGACTTTGTCAATATCACTGACTACCAAGCAGGCGAAATTTTAGACAACTACCAACAAATGAAAGAAGACGTACATATCGTCTTTGACTACACCGGAATGTTTGACCCCAACTTAAAAAGACAAATTGAAAACGGTCTTATAAAACTACGGTGGCGTTACGCCGAACCGCCGCAGATGACTCACGTATTCCCAGGCGTCAAGACCGTCCAGACTAAATTCATTGCCTATTTCTACGGCGCGTAGACTGGGGCGAGGTCAGCTGTTGTCATGTATTTTTCCGGTCAACACGGCAGTCTGAGTATCGGAGCTGCAAATAGCAACAGCTGGAGCGAGGTCGGTCGTATCCGTAACTGGTCGTTTTCATCTCAGCAGTCGCCGCTGGACACGACCTGCATGATGGATTACGACAAGACAATTATCCCTGGGGTGCGCTCATCCACGGGCCAGGGAACTCTTCTGTACTACGAACCAGAAGGCGAAACGCAAAGCAACTTAGACAAGATCAGCCAATTCATCATTGGGACGGGCACCTACGAGGCTTTTGCTAACGAAGATTTTGGCGCCACATCAGCCCCTCCGCCAGGTCTTTTGCGGATCGAACTCAAACTAAACAACGGCAGATCTAGCCGAGCCCGCGTAATCGGAATGTACGCTTACATCACTAGCCTGAACGTAACCTGCAGCGTCGGCGAAGTCTTCAGCGCAGATTTCACCTGGGAAGTGCACGGCGCTCCATTCCAGTTTGACTTCTGATCAGTTATGACTGTATATCTTGGCGAGTACGGCTGTATTGAGCTGCAGCGAACCGCAGGCAATGCAGTCCGTGACTTTATCGACCCCTCAGATGTATCCGTAGACAAACGGCGCTGGAACGTTCGCGGTGATGTCCTAGGTGTTTTCATCTCCGGCGATCAAGTCGACATCGCGACCGTCGACGGCAGTGACCTCGTCCTAATCGAGGGGCACAACTACAACGACTGGCGCGGCTATCTGCACGTGGACGCTATCGGCGGGATGCGTTTATACGACAACTTCCCCGATTCAATCGACGGCAAGCGTGATAACGCAATCATGCTGGTCGAACCAACTGAAGCGCAAGAAATCACAATGCGCACCCGCAACGATAGCTATACCCCCCTGGCGCGTGTCCGTAATTTTGAATTTACGACGACCCGCGAGACCGTTGACACAACTCACCTAGGTCAAGAATTTATCAACCGTTATGAAGCTGGCTTGATTTCAGGGCAGGGTGTAATCGATTGCCTATGGGAGCATGAATTCAGTCGTTGCGAAGATGACCCCGATGGATTCGGTCGTGGCGGCGTCGAGTTCCCGAGCTACCTCGCTCAGCTATGCATCCGCATGAAGGAGGGTGCAGATTTCTTCGGACGGTTCTTCATCTACCGAGGCGATGCAGACGAAAACAGTGTCTGGTACGAAGCCGAGTGTATCGTCACCAACGTTTCCACCACAGTAGAACCCACGCAGATCATTTCGTCGACGATTAACTTCGTCACCACAGGTCAGTTCCGTCTGTTGACTGGAACGCCTCCGTACTACCTACTGAAAGAAGACGGCAACAGCTTCATCCTGCTTGAAAACGGCGACAGGATTCTGCTCAATGCTGTTGAGTAAAATCAGAGTACCGTCAAGATCCTAGTCAATGGCAGATACTGAGATTAGTAAGCTGCCGCCGCTAAGCCAATCCGGCTTACGTGGTGAAGACGTCCTTGCAATCGCTGACGTCTCACAGGTAGAGACGAAAAAGATCCGTGCAGACGCCCTCGTCGCTGGTGCGATCGGCACACTACCTCCCGGGGTGCTCGACCCTGACGCAATCGACTGGGACGGGCTCACTGACGGCACCATTGACGGCAGCAAAATTAAACCATGTACCTATGACTTATGCAATGGTGACGTAAGTACAGGCACTATTCAAAACGGCGCCGTCACGACGGGTAAACTAGCTGACGGAGCAGTAACTGCCGATAAAACTGATTTTGCCGAAAATAGCATCAACGGTAATGTCATTATCCATGACACGATCGGCGAGGATGAATTAGAGCCTGACCTACCTGGGTCGATTCTTGAAGATGGCGCTATTGATACGCCCCAGCTAGCTAACGGAGCGGTCGAAACTAACAAGATCAACAGTAACGCAGTAACTACAGGGAAACTCGCTGACGGTGCCGTAACCGATGCCAAGGTCAGCGATGTAGGTGGCGATAAAATTATCGATGCCACAATTACGGCAGACAAATTTGATCCTGATGCTTTCGGTGGTGGTATCACCGTTAACGCTACACCTCAAGTCGTTCATGAAAACGATTTAGGTGCAGCTGGCAGTCAAAACGGCATCAGTTTCGATCGCCACGGCCATATCATTGGCACGCAATCGCTGTCGTCAACAGACCTGCCGATTGCAACCGACACACCACTTGGCGCAGTCATCGTCCCAGGTGGCAGTGGTCTTGAAGTCGACGCCAACGGCAATCTCGACCACAGCAACGACATCACTGCTGGCACGTACGGCGGCATCCAATTTGACGAGCACGGTCACATCACCGGGCTTCCAGTCGACGGTCAAATCCCCAGCACTGACCTGCCGATCGCTGGCGACACCGCTGCTGAACTGGGGGCTGTTTATGTTCCCGTCCAAGACAGCCTGGTTGTCCAGTCCGATGGTGCCGTCCGTCACACTACAATCCCAGGTGTTGCTGGAACGCACACCAAAGTAACCGTCAACAGCAGCGGGCACGTCACTGGTGGCAGCACCTTAACTGCCAACGACATCCCAAATCTCAGCGCCGACAAGATCACAAGCGGTCAATTCCCAACTGACCGTATCGAAGATGAGGCAATTACTGCCGCCAAACTCGACGACTACTCAACCTGCTTAATGCAGGAAGACGTTCCAGTCACAAGCGACGATAATTTCCTGGGGCGTTTTTGGTATACACCTAGCACCGCTCAGCTACGAGTTTTTGGTCGCGGCTCAGGTCCGGAAAACATCTGGCTACCCGTTGGATTTGGAGCGCTGACTCAGCAAAACCTGCGTGTCGGCTTTACCTATAACGCCACCAACGGCACGGTCGTCACGATTACCTCGTACGGCGCCAACGTTGGACTAACAGTCGGTGGTCTTGTCCCCGACCCCACCGATGCCCTGACCGGCATTTATGGCGTCTGCGTCGTATCAGGGAACAGCCTGACCCAACACGATCTCACCTGAA